GTGGCTGATCTGAAGTTCTTCATGTTCAGACTGGCTAGGCTATACGCTTAAAAGAAAGCTTGCCAACCCGGAAAATCCGCTGACCCCAAAAAGCCCTCTAGAAGAATGGATTTATTACTTGAATACCGGTGAAATACCTTCCACTGCTACAGCTCCCGGTCTTGAAGAGGCCCGTGAGAAGTTGAAACTAGATAGCATGACCAAGGATGAACTGGCCGCTTATTACAGTCATTTGGACAATTTGATCATTCTTCGTGATAACATTCATACTGAACGGGAGGAAGGCAGAGCGGAAGGATTAGTGAAAGGCAGAGAGGAAGAGAAAAGAGAGAATGCCCGTAATCTGAAAAGATTAGGTGTGTTATCTGACATTATTTCACAAGCCACAGGATTGTCTAAAAATGAGATTGAAGAACTGTGATATAGATCTTAAATTGTTAAGTGGAATCCAATAACTGGTTTATAGAGACTCGCATTTGAAAACTCCTAAATCTTCAGTTTAAGAGATGAAAGGAGGTGTGTCGTAATACACGATGCCCTCCTTTTTTGTAATACGTAATAATGTGACAACAAATATTTTTAGAAATAGGAAATCCCTTTGAACAAATCCATTGGTATCTTGTTCAATAAAATGTGAAGTAGATTGTCAAAAACGAAACTAATCTGAACCGTTCCAGCTTGTGATAAATAGGGACGGTTTTATTTTGATAATATTTCTGTTAAAAGATAACCCATGAATTATATGTTCCTTTATCTTTGCACACTATTAACATCAATTTATGTATCATGGCTGAAAAAGAATCTTATTCCGAAGAGGAATTGAATGAAATGATCGTATGGTTCAATAACCATGCTGATGAACTTCCCAAAGAAATGCAGATTAACAAAGCGGCTTTCACTCCGGATTTGAAACTTACTGTTGAAAGTTGTATCATGCAGGCTAAGCAATGTCTGGGCAACTATAAGATGGCCGGGGCTTTCCGGATGCTCCAACAAATCAGAGAGAACCTTGAGAAGGCAGCCAAATAAGCTGCCTTCTTAGTATCTTTGCCTCATTGGGTTCAGATCATTTTATTGAGATTTCTTTGACTTCTCTTTATATATTTGTATATTTGTTGAAACTTTAAATTATAATGCTATGTTTGACCTACTTAATGAATACCCCAATAATGGCAGTTTTAAGTTCAAAAGTACGGATTCACTTAATGATGTTTGTAATGCTCCGACGAACAAAAGTGGAGTTTACATCGTGATTGCTTTCATTGGTGGTGAACAGGAGTTGATCTATATCGGCCGCTCTGGCAAAAAAGATAAGAAAAAAGGTGTTATTGTACACCGTAAAGCTGGCTTGGGTGGTATAAAAGACCGTATTGTTAATGGACATCAGTTTGGTAAAATCGCAAGAAAGAGATCATGGCCATTAGAAATGAAGAAAAATGCAATAGATCATCTTCTTGTATTATGGTATGATACCGAGAATGATGATCCTGTAGTTGTAGAACACCAACTATTAATTGAATATGAGAAAGAATTTGGGCGCCTTCCTGTTTGGAATAAAGTTAAATAAAATGGAATACAATTATGACGAAGAAAGCGTGAATGCCTTAATTAACCGGGCTGAGACCGCGCAATTACCCCAAGAGGTAACTTTAAGCGAGGCAGAGCATATCTTTGACACTTCTCTGTATGTTAATGCGAATATCTGCGATATTAAGCAGCATTATCCGGACGCTTTCTATAATCCGGCAATCGACCGGTTGTATCGGTTGAAAGAATTTGTAGAAGAGGCGGTTGAGTAAGCAGCCCGTTTTTTTGTTTTTCATTAAGACTTCATACTTTTGTACTATGACTTATAAGGAAGCTCAATCATATTTGAACCGTATCAGGGAATTTGCTATTGGAGCATCGGTAAGAGGACGCATAATAGAACATCTTTTTTCCATTGGGTCTACCGATTGGGAGGAAATGACTGGATTTATGAATCTCCGTATTCGGAAAGGAGAGGAGGCTGCCTTACTGGAATATGACAGTCTGGGTAAGAGCCTTTCTGTATATGGAGTATCAGTCAAAGATAGTGGTGGAACTCCACATTGGGAGATGACCATTATGGATAGCTGGGAGTTAACATTGACCAATTAATATAGAAAATCCCCGTAGCAACTCAACTACGGGGATGGTGTCAAATATAATAAGGTTATCTTTTCATCATCATTATATAATCTCTCACCTCTATGCTTTATTGAAATTTTCCCATTTTGTTTTTTGTAAAGTCATATAAAATACCCATCTTTGCATTGCGTTACATTTTGAAGTAATCGAGGCGTTGTCTCGTATTGAGCTACAGACGATTTTTATTGCCTGTAGCTTCTTCATAATACGGTTCCGACCCCCGTGTGGAGTATTAATGTACCCACTGTTTCGATTACGGAATGTAACGCAACGGGAAAGCGGAACCGTTTTCTTTTTCTGCTGCTAACGCAATTCGCATATGTCAAAATCCCCCCCAACCACTTATCAGCTATCCAAAAAGTTTATAGGCTATGGACACTATGAACTTACAATTTCTTCCTCTGAGGGCACAAAAACGATTATCACAGGGAGTATGGACTTGATAGAACGGCTAAACTCAGAGATAGACAAAGAAAAAGAGGAAGCGACTGCCGAAGCAATCGCTCTAGTTCTTAAATCCTCACTTTAGATTATCTAAAATCTTTCTTATGGCTTCATCAGCATGTTTTCTCATAATTCTGACATAATTAAAGATCGGTCTGTTGGATTTCATGCTTTGGCCTATACAATACTCCAAAGTTTCCAATGGTATGCCCAGTTCAAAACCATGTTGGACAAAGGATTTACGAGCTGAATAATATACGACATGCGATTCTATCTCCAGCCTCTCCCCTAGCCTTATAATTTCTTTTGTTACATAGTTACGAAAATTAGGATAAGAGTATTTATAACCAAAATCAAGCTTTCCATTACGCCCCATCCATCTTTTGATAATCGGTTTTGCTTCCTCAGGAATAGTGAAGCTGATCTTCATATCACCTTTCTTTGTGTTTTTTGATTTTTCACGTACATATTCCATAATTTTCGCATCTTTGAAATTGTATTGCATCAAGTCCATCAGATTGATACCTCCTAGATAATACGAAAGCATGAACACATCCCTGGCAACACGCTGAGACTTCTCTTTTATCTCTGCATCCCTTATCTTCTTTACGTCAGCTACCGAGATATCACGCTCTTTAGGCATTCCTGCCGGTCTTTCATAATATTCAAAAGGATGCGTGTCATATGATACTTTTTTATCCCTTATTGCTTGATTGATTATTGCCTTCAAATGTGCCATGTGCATACCACAAGTAACAGGAGCCAGCCTTCGGACATTCTTTAGATAAATGTCAAAGTCCTTTATGGTCCGGGGAGTAATTCCATCAAGCATTATATCATATTTGACAAACTCAATGAAGTAATCACTCGCCCTTTGATATAAGGAAGCAGTGGTCCTTCTCCCCTCTTTAATCAAATTCTGCATATAGTCAGCCGAAGCAACACTATAAGAGATAGCTCCCTGCTTTACCGAGGACAAGTATTCGACAAGTTGGGTACAAGTATAGGATGATGTGTTTATTTTATCCAAGGCATCCTGATATGAATTAAGTATTCCACGTAATTTAGCATTGACATGTGCAGCATCAGGAACACCTACCACCTGCCCTCCCTTAAAATTAGCAGTATTATCTATTTCAAATCGGGTAACGATGTATCTTGTTTCCTGTTTATGACCAATTGCTATACGAATTCTGTGTTTGCCGTTTTTCAGCACCTTGGCCGGAACAACGGCAGCTTTAAGAGTTGTCATAATTGTTCTGGATTCGTTTTAGACAAGTTCTTTTTGCCAAAAGTGGCACAAACTGTCTTTTTTTTATCCAAAAACGAAAACTGGAGAAGCTTAAGAAAGCACAAACCCCTCTGAAACAGAGAGGTTTGTAAAGTGGAGCATGCGAGACTCGAACTCGCCACCTTTAGACTGCCAGTCTAACGCTCTAGCCAGATGAGCTAATACCCCGAGAAATAATAACGATGCAAAGATACATAGAAAATCAATAATACAAAGCTTTTGGGAAAGTTTTTTTTCATGTGAACAAAATTTTTATTTGTCACTTTTGCGCCAAAGAGTTACTTTTGCGTGAAATTGTTTCAACATAGTTTCAACATACATACACGATTATGGCAACATTCAAATATGAAATATTTAAAGATAGGAAAAGAATAGATGGCACTTACAACGTTAAGATAAGAGTCACACACAATAGGAAACTTAAAAGGATTCCCACTTCCATATATGTTACGAAAGAAGATATAACCAAGGGGTTTAAAATCAAAAATCAGTCCATCTTAGATGAATTAAATAACATCATATCCATATATCGGAGCAAGTGCAACCTGTTGTCATTGCTCATAAACGATATGGATATAACAGAACTTGTGGAGCATATAACCAAAACTGATGAATCATCTCTAAAAATAGACTTCATTTCCTACGCCCGCAAATGGATAGATGAGAACAGAGAGAAGCATGGAATCAATGTGTATTCCTGCATGGTAAACTCTTTAACAAAATTCCTGGGACGGGAGAAATTGGATTTTAAGGAGATAAATTACAAATTCTTGAAATCGTATGAAGAACATCTCGGTCAAAGACGTGCACTCTCTTTATATATGGGAGCAATCAGGCATTTGCATAACGAAGCTAAAAAAGAATATAATGATGAAGAAGCAGGGGACATAAAGATACCATGGTCTCCATTTACCAAGTATTCTATACCTAATATAATATGTACCCGCGAAAGAGCTTTGGACGCAGATACTATCAGAGCCATATACAACCTGCCATATATACTCACTAAAGATAAAAAGGAGAAGGATTGCAGATTTAATTTTGCAAAGGATATGTTTATATTATCCTTTTGCTTGATGGGTATGAACTCGGCAGATTTGTTTCTTTGTGACACTATAAGCGAAAGCAAGGGAACGCTTACAATCACATACAACAGGGCAAAAACTGCAACAAGAAGGACTGATAAAGCAAAAATAAGCGTTAACATTCATCCCTTCATATTGCCCATATACGAAAAGTATAAGGACGTATCCGAAGAAAGAGTTTTTAGGTTATATAAAAAGTATTCCACTTATGGCAGACTCAATGTTGCCATAAATGTAGGTTTGAAACAGATAGGGAAAGTTCTTGGCATTGAAGATTTGGAATTTTACGCAGCCCGGCATTCTTTCGCTTCCATCGCACGAAACGATTTAAAAGTGGACAAAGGTACAGTAGGAGAAGCACTAAATCATGTAGATAAAGAGAACAGAATGACAGATCTATACATAAAAAAAGATTTTTCCGTAATTAATGATGTTAACAGTAGGGTTATTGATTATGTTTTTAACCCCGATATGATGAAAGGGTAAATGTAAGGCGGCTTATTGGGCCGCCTTTTCAAGGTTCTCTCTGATTTGTTGGAGCATTCGGAAAGCTCCGGCCATCTTATAGTTGCCCAGACATTGTTTAGCCTGCATGATACAACTTTCAACAGTAAGTTTCAAATCCGGGGTAAAAGCCGCTTTGTTAATCTGCATTTCTTTTGGAAGTTCATCAGCATGGTTATTGAACCATATGATCATTTCATTTAATTCCTCTTCGGAATAAGATTCTTTTTTTTCAGCCATAATACATAAGTTGATGTTAATAGTGTGCAAAGATAAAGGAACATATAATTCATGGGTTATCTTTTAACAGAAATATTATCAAAATAAAACCGTCCCTACTTATCACAAGCCGGAACGGTTCAGATTATTTTCGTTTTTGACAATCTACTTCATATTTTATTGAATAAGATACCAATGGATTTGTTCAAAGGGATTTGCCTATTTCTAAAAATATTTGTTGTCACATTATTACGTATTACAAAAAAGGAGGGCATCGTGCATCACGAGCCCCCCAAACTTTTATTATGAGATTGGCTTCTACTCCAAAATCACAGGCCAAAGATACGAAAAATTCTATTTTTTAGTCGAATATATAATCTGTTCGAAAAATTAAAGGCTGTCTATTCGGCTTCCCTATTCCATTTCTTCATGTACAATTCTGTGGTACTCTTCGCTTTTGGCGAAACTATCTATTTGCTCACCCTTGCAAAATGACAAAAAAAAGCCCTCAGTTACGGCTGAATTGAATCTACAATTGATATTTATAAAAACACAAAAACCAACTCACCGCTAAAAATAAGAAGCGAAAATAGTATTTTATTGCTTAAAAATGCTATTTTTGCAGGAAAATAGCGGTGAATTATGTATGTAACTATAAAAAAAACGACCCTCAATACGGTATCTCAAGATAAATCTTTGAGAGAAATGTTAAATGAATTATTAATAGAAAGCGATGTTGCAGTAACTGCCGTTGCCGAAGAAATAGGTATAAATAAAGATTCCTTTTCTGAATATTTAAAAGGGAATTACGAGTTGAAGCTGAATCAGGCTATAAAGGTTATGAAATTGCTTGATATCACAGAAGCTCAACTTGTTTCAGCTTATAATAAAGAAGTTAGCGAAAAGGATTTGGCAAATATTGAAAAGTCTGAAAGATTGTCTTATGTGCTAAGGAATTTTGATATACCAACATTAAAAAAAATAGGAATCATTAAATCAAGGTCAAAAATTGAAGATTATGAGAAACAGATTTGTGACTTTTTTAACTTTAAATCCATTTATGAATATGACGATACGTCATTGATGCCAACACTTTTCAGTAAGTCAAAAGCATTTGTTGCTCAAGAGAAAGAAAAGAAGATGAATGATTTTTGGCTTAAATGTTCCATCTATTCTTTTTCGCAAATTAATAATCCGTACGAATATAACCGTGATTTATTAATTGAATTATTAAAAAGGATAAGTGAATTTACCTTGGACAAAGTACACGGATATGAAAAAGTTGTTCTAATTCTTTTTAGATTGGGAGTCACTGTTCTAACCCAACCGTATATATCTGGCACTAGAGCATTCGGCGTTACAATGATACTTGAAGGTAAGCCATGTATAGTTATTACTGATATGAATAAAAAATATCATAAGCTATGGATTAATTTATTGCATGAATTATATCATGTCATAAATGATTTTGACATATTAGAGAATCTTCTATATCATATATCTGATTCTGAAAATCCAGAACTATTATTGAATGAAGAACGTGCAGATAAATTTGCATTAGATGCATTAGTTAATCCGACTATACAAAAAGAGTTGAGTAGAATTGTAGCCCTGCCATATAAAATGAATCAATTAGCAAATAAACTTAATGTGGATGTAAGTATATTATATGGCATATATTTAGAAACCTTACCTAAGGGCGAAAAAAAGAACAAAGAATTTGCTAAATATGGAGGAATGTTGAAATCCTCTGACATTGCAGTTCGTCGAGTTGAATTTGACGCTGTGCCCAAACATTCGCTTAATGGAGCAATTGATAAAATGAAAAAAGAATTATTTCGTATATCTGTCTAAATATTTAAATTATGGAACTTTCAAAAAAGAAATTAGAAGATTTAATAAGTGCTGTAGATAAAATTGTTGCGGCCAACAGTCAACAAGAACCTAGCCTGTTTGATGAGTTGTCAGCCCCAACAGATATTGCTAAGATTCTCGATGTACCAATACAAGACCCTGAAAAATCTTACGATTTATATTATGGGAATATTCAAAAGTTTTTAAACAGTTTTTTGCCCAAAGACAATGAGATAAGTAAGCCTATTCGAGAGCTGGTTTGTATTCTATTATCACATAAAGAAAAAGATAAAAAAGGAATAAGGCATGGAGATTCTAGACAAGCCAAAACTACTGATATGGAAAATTTAATAGAAGTTTTATCCGAATGGTCAGAAACTCCACAGGATTTTTTCCGATTGGCAATTACTCTATTAGACAAAAATAAAAAACTTGGATATATATCTGAAGATAAAACAATTCAAGATTACCTATAAGATTTATATTTCAACGTAGCTAATAGAAAAAGTCCCAGCTATAACGGCTGGGACATACATTTTTAATAATTAGTCGAATAAAGATTCCATCCATAATAATACTTCATAAAAGTTACGGTTACCACACCACCAATTCCGTCATCAATCATTATTGACCAATAATCATCAATTACCTGTTCCTGCTTGGGAAGTCTCTCTGTTGCTTCACCAATAATTTGAGATAAATCTTTTCTCATAATTTATTTGATTTAAATTATACATTGGTGTTTTGACAAAAAAAGTGTCGCAACACCATATAAACATCGGCGTTACGACATAAAAGTACTACTGTAACAATTGCAAATATATATAATCCTATTGGAAAATTGTATTTTTTGCTATATAAATTTCGATAACAATTGTATAAAAAAACACCCCGACTCATCACGAGCCAGAGTATTCAACTTATGAATTTCAAGTTTTATTATGAGGAATCATTATTACGCCAATGTTTTTTTCGCCAACAGCGCAACAATAATCAGTATGGTTACACAAACACAGGCAAAACCGAATTGTTCATGGAAATAAAAAAAACTTCCCGACTTATCACAAGCAGGGAAGTCTTAATCATAAATTTAAAGTCTTATTATAAGAAATCGTTTCCACGTTGTCGCCTGACCACCGCCAGTACGATAACAACAAGAACTGCCCCACTAACACATGCCAGAACTATTTGTTCAAGCAATTTGGATTCTCTTTTATCCTTCATCATTTCAGTGTACTCTTTCTCATGGATATCGGAAGAGCGTTTCTTGTCGGCATTGAGTTTTATAGTATCGTTTATAACCGATTTCTTGTCTTTTGCCTGATTGAAATTTCCCTCTATTTGCCCGTCCGCCAATAACGGAGGTTTCCCGGTCAGGCTATCGGGCGGTTTTCTTGTGTCATAAACTCGAAAATCAATCACATAGTTGCCATTAGTGGTAATGAGTTCGCTCAAAGACGTACTTGATCCGTGTACGATGTTGACAGATTCACGTGTACTATCTTTCTGTATAATCTTAGTGTCTGACTTGACAGCCTTATGCGAGCTGCCACATGATCCGAACAACAGGAACAAACACATGAAAGGAGCCAGCAATATATGCCGGCTTACCCAGTTCATAACCTTAGCCAACATAGTCTACAACTTAAGAACTTGCATCCTGTTATTTCCGTCAGCCCGATAACTGACGTGCACCCAAGCGAAGTTAGACTCGTCAATCAACTGGTCATAGGGCAGGTTCTTGCGGATATATTCAAACAACAGCTTGTTTTGCTGTCTGTCTCCAGTGTCAATATCAGCAGCTTCCCCCTTCATGTGCTGCGAGGTCTTACTTCCCCTAACGGCCGCATTAAGTTCCGGACAGCGATAGCCACTGTTTACTGTTATTGGCTTTCCCCACCATGTGCGTAACGGATCAAGCACATTATCTACCAAGGCAGTCAGAGCAGTCACATGCTCCTGTCTGCATCTGTTGTTGATACCCAAGCGGTCAGCAGTCGTTGACTTGCAGAGTTCCGCAATCGTAAAAAACTTCATTTCTTATCCTCCTTTTTGTTTTTTCATAAAAAGAATATAGCTATATTTGCACAAAAACATAGCATGTTTTTTTCATGTAATAGAACTGAGTTTACCGGTCTGGCGAGGCCGGTTTTTCATTATTCCTACTGATTGCCCCCTGTCCCTCATCAAACAGTATCTGAGCCACCATCCTGGCAATATCATCCTTGTTCTCGATGATCACACTCATTGTCTTTTCTGCTTTGCGCAACTCCGCTTTCTCCCATGATTTTTCACGAACTGATTTAAACTCACAGAAAATGCAGTAACCCGTCCAAATCATTGAAAAAACAGGAAAGGGGATAACCACACAGCATAACAGATCAATGAAGCACAACTCTATAAATGGAGTGAAATACTTCTTCGCCTTGATGGCTGTTTTCTTATACCCCGTGGATGTTCTTGCCTCCCCGCGTTGTTTGGCCTTCATTATTCCTGAGACCAGATCCACGAACATTGCGCCGATAGTGGCTGCGATACACAAGGCTATCAGTACAATGTGTATCATCATGTGCTCGTTGATAAAATTGTAAATTACGTCTTTCATTACTTTGTCTTGATTATAAAATATATTGTTCCAAAGATATGTCTATTTACTTGCGTCATTGTTGCAGAATTACTTAAATCCATTGCCACGATATGACAATAAAAAAAGAGCCTGATGACAATATTTATTGCCATCAAGCTCCTGGTTACATTGCAAAGATAGTGAAAACTATTCCATATTCAATCCATATTGAAAAAAATAATCAGGAGCAATATTTCGATTATCCGAAGAAATTAAAGAGTCACAATATTAATAGAAAACAAATAGGATTCATGGAATCTATCGGTTGTCTATAAAATCAGATGTTCTTAAGCCTTTATCGGGAAACTTCTTTACTTTTTTCCTTTTCCTTTGAACATTTTTCAAGTCACGCACAATGGTGCTGGAAAGTACCTCCGAATAAATCTGTGTGGTCTT